AATGCGTGTTGGTAAGATTGCGCGGCGGCTGGGGCGTTTAGCTAACGCGTGTTTGGGTTTGAGTCAGTAAAATTTCCCATTTTTGGGCGCGAAGGAGGAGGGCTTGCACTAGCAGGATTGTTTAACATCTTGCTATACATATTCATGTTTTTCTCTAGATCAGAGTAACTTCTAGCTCCCCCACCGCCAGCAAACGCCACAATCCCGCCACTCGCCATCTGCTGCCCTGTATAAGGCATGACACCCGCATCGCCCGGACCTCGGACTACAGGTTCAGCAACTGGTGTCGCATTTGAGTCTGAAAAAGCCGATGAAAAGTTTTGTGCGCCGGGGTAGTCTAGATTATTTCCAATAGTATTTCTATACGACATCTGTTCAACTGGTCCACCAGCTTGCAAAATTCCACCTTCAGCATAACGTGGTCGGTAGATGTTGGTGTTTGGTCCAGTAGGATAAGTCGTAAAGTTCGGGGACAACCTGTAATTGAGTAGTGGACCGTTGTAGGCAGGTTCACCAAACGAAGTGTTCTGCGGTTTAAGCGCACCCGTGGCATTAAGAACGCTATATATACCCATAGCGCTAGTCATTGGGTTTTTACCCATCCAGTCTGTTATTTTACTAAAACTATTTAATAGATTTGAGTTAGGCGCTACGGTAGAAGCACCACTATCAACACCAATAGTAGAAGTAGAAGCACCTTGCCCGGGGTACAGCATAGAATTTGCAGGGGTAGGAGCAGTGGGGCTAGAGAGATATCCGGGCTGCACACCCGTACCGGTGATTCCGGGGGATACAGTATTTGGAGTTAGGGGGACTTGAGCTGGAGGAGTCATAGTCTGAGGGATAGCACCCACATCAGACATAGTTGCTTGAGCGTACGGCTGTCCTACCGGCGTGTATGGGCTAGGATTAGCCATCATCTCAGTATTTATTTGTGCAAATGCATTGTTTAGATTTTCTGGGCTGTACATGGGGTTAACCGCAGGACCACCCGCGCCCGGTGCAATAGCTTGCGCTTGCTGAGCGTTTACCAATGCCTGATTAATACCTGCACCGCCAGCACCTTCACCACCTGCTATTACATTAGATGCCATTTGAGCTGGAGACAATGCAGTCTCAGCGCCAAGGATACCTGACGCACCAAACTCAGCACCAATTGCACCAGCAGCGGCACTTTCTAGGGCAGACGCAGCAGCAGCTTCAGCGGCAATTTCGGCAGCGGCGGTAGTAGCAGCGGCAACAGCGGCTTCTTCAGCAGCAACAGCAAGGAAAATATCTACCATTGGCATGATTACGCCCCTTTCATAATTTCTGGCGACTCAAGACCTGTGCCGCGAAGATTGTGTAAACAACATAAAACAACGTCGTCAGTTAAAGCAGTAAACATATGCTTCTTGCCAGCAAGAATAGTGATAACAGCCGGGGCAACAAATAAGCCTACATCTTCGCCGTCTTGCCACATCTGAACTGTTCCACGGGAAACAAGGGTAATATGATCATGTGCATGGGTATGCTGTGCTATAACACTTCCAGACTTCTCTAACGAGTATGCTCGCACCCAAATGTCGTCAACTTCTGCGAACTCAAGGTACTTAGGTTCGGCACGAATATAGTTAGGGTTATCTTTAAGTTCTTCGATGTTCATATTATCACGCGGGTAGCCTAGATACAAAGACAATACTGCCGACTGCGGAAGGATTTGATGGCCTAGCATAAGGCACTGTTTGGGCTGCTTCATGTTCCATGTATACCCCGTCCACCGGACCAACAGGGTTGTATGCCAAACTAGTTGCCCACCATAAAGCCACGGAATCGCCAGCCTGAAGATTAAAAGTTACGCTTGAATAGGCAATTAAGTGACTTGGGTTGCCTGCGCTTTTACGTGCCGCCACTGTAAATTTACTGCTAGAACCGGGCAGGTCTACGTTGTTTACACGCAGCCACAGATAGGTGTCATGCAAAGCGTTGCTTGTGTTTGAAAACTGAATACTGTAATCAATTTTGTACACACCACTATAAGTAGCAGTTGCCGTACTGTCTACATTTAAAGTAAACCCATCACCGGAATCCAGCGTATTCCACAGAACTTTAGTGGGCGTGTCGGTAGCCGTGGCGTATTGGTCTGTAGTGTCTTGGGCAGCAATGTGCGGGTTTTGTATATATTGACCACCACTACCACCGGTCAACGCAGAAGTTACGTTGTCTATTTGATTGAAATACAAACGCAGAACGTTTGTAAACTGTTCGTGAAAACGCGCCTCATAATCCCCCGGCGCAATCGGAAGGTTTGGTGCCTTGGTTGGACGAAGGAGTAACTCGTTAGCCATTAGCGTCTGCCGTCATTGCGGATGTCGATTCGGGGAGTACCCAACTGCCACGACACGCCTAGCTCAGTTGACTCAATCCTAAACGCCATCTGGCGACCACGCAAGCGCGTGTAGACTTGTCCGTCAAACTCTTGAATGTTGTACGCCCTTGATGTGCCATAGTTGTCATCACTCTGCACCCGTGGGTTTGCAGCTACTCCATAAGGTGTGCCAGAGTTCTGGCGGGGCTTGATTGTCATTGTGACGTAAGGCTGATTAACGTTTGAGCCGTTAAAGTTAATGTCAGGCAAGATGCGCCACACAAACCCAAAGTTATGCCCGTCACCAATATCAAAGTCAGACGACTGGATAAACGCATTGATTGGTACTGGGGTTAACCCTGCCACGTCATCGACGTTGGACTCATGATACAAGACGCGCTCGTTGTAATCAGCAGCCATAGGAAATTGCCGGATGCCGGAATCAAGCCAAGCTGTGCGACTCATTGTGCCGTAATACCAAACCTTGTCGAGGTAGTTAAATATGACGTACTTGTCCACAACGTTCGAGTTGGTTGAGCAGTAGAACCACCAGACCTCGTTATAACCCTCGTTGCCACCAGCAAAGATTTGGTATGACTGATCCTTGTTGATGTCGTTAAAAATGTACTGACGCAGCGAGCAAGGTAGCGTCTCAACGCGACCGGAGTATTGGTAAAACTTACCGTCGCCCATCCAGTAGGTCACGTTGTTGATCGTAATGGCGGAGTTAGGCGAGATGATGGAGATGTTATCCATCAAGATATCAAACTTGTAGACGTACGGCGGTCCAAGGTACTGCATGGTGTACAGCGCCGAATCTGTCCAGATCAAGATTTCCTGACGGGTGTTGATGCTTGTTACGATGGTTGACCCGTTAGATAAGCGGAACTCACCGGCTTGGTTTGTAACGTCTGGTACCCATTGGTACGGGTTTTCTTGGTCTGACCACCGCACAAGCATGGGATCAAACGGTGTATCAGGTTCTGTTGGGTCGTATGGGTTAGCACCAAAACAAATGACAAACCGTTGAATGGATGAGGCAGATACCTCTAACGTCTGATTCGGTACAAACTGACCACTAAATCCCGCAGCGGTAGAAAGCACGGACAGCAACTCAGCGCGAGCGCTTACGCCTGTATTGTCGAGCCAGTAATAGACTTCACCGTTACGAGGCGCAAGGACTAAGTTTTGACCGAAGTTGTCGTTAGACCAAAGACGAAGCTGTTGACCAACGCCGGTTGTTGTAGAGGCTTGCCCCCATCCACGGGTTCCAGTCTGGTAGTAAGCGGTTACTGTGCCACCACCTGTTGCGCTAGAAGATGCCGTGATTGCCGTGCCATAACCGTTGTTGCCCATCGCAATTGAATACGAGTTGGCGTTGATATAGGTAATAGCAAAAGATCGGTTTAGAAGCGGAGCTGACAGCCCGCCAACAGCAGTAGCACCAGCAAAGCGAACATATTGACCATTGGTTAATCCGTGTGCGGTATGAGCAACCACAACCGTGCCGTTGCCAGATGTTGTAGTAAACGGGTTAGTTAGGGTAAAAACGGCAGGGACAGGCCAAGTGCCAGCACCCCACCCAGTACCAATAACATAGACATCTAGACCGGTATTGATCTGGTACTCAGCAACAATTACCGAACCACCACCAGAAGCTTGGCTTGTAGAGAACACCCCAGCTACGTTGAACGTATACTTGCTAGAGTTAACAACCCGGTAAACCTGTTGTTCGGCGTTTAAATCGGTTGTTGCAAACCCAGCAAAAGCCGTAGCGCCACTGAAAGTTACAAAGTCGTTTTGGACTACGCCGTTCGATGTATCTGTAACCGTGATGGTTGAACAACCTACGTTTGCACCGGTTAAGTGGGTAGCAGCAGTTGTGCCGTTATAGCCACGCTCAACGCCCGTTAAGGTGTTACTGGATACGCCGTTATAGACCATCTGCTCCGAATCAATCTTAATGATGCCACCGGAGTTAGGAAAGGATGAAGCATCCGCAAGGGTAATGGTTGTAGCCGTTGCACTGATGCCGCCGTTCAGGGTGCTGAATGCACTGGCAAACGGGTTAGCCGCCATTGGGTTGACGGTCTTACGGATTGGGGTGACGTCGTAGTAGAAGCCACCCTTCTCGATGTAGTACTTAAGGTTTGTGCCTACGCCCAAGTAGTTCGTGCCGTCCAGATCAATCCAGTTCCATAGCGAACGCGCCACACCATCATAGGTAAACGAGGACAAACGGATCCAGCCACCAATCTTTTCGGGAAAGCCCGAGCGGAAACGGATCTTGTCACAGTCATACCAACCGCCTTCGTTGGCGTAGTCAGTGCCTTCGCGGTTAACACCGGGGCGGAAGGTAAGTTTCTGTAACGGCATAATAGTTATCCAAGCATGGAAGTTGCTTTGATTTTAACTGCGGCAACCCGGTTTAGCCATCCTTTGCCGAACGTCTCAAAGGTATTCAAGCTGCGATAGAAGTCTTCTTTGGCTTGGCTAAACTTCTCGACCAGCTCTTCAGC